GACGCTGGCGGCATGTGGGTATGTCCTAGCGGCAAGCCGTTCACGGACCTCGCCGCGGCGCTGCAACCGTGGGCCGCAAAGGTGTCGTTCGGAACGCCAGGCCCGCTCGAGAGGTGCTCTCTGCTTGGCCGCCGATGGTTCGCCTACTGCGGGGGTGCCCCGCGCGACGCTTGGAAGGCCGCTGCGTGGCTCGGCGAGGGGGCACCGGAGGAGCCGCGGCGCCCCCCGGCCCCGCGCGAGGTTCAGGAGAGCGCGGCGAAGGCGAGGCGCTCCGAAGAGGCCAAGGCCCGCGAGCGCGACGCGGAGCGCAGGAAACGCGAGGAGCAGGCGGTGCCGGCTCCCCCCGAAGTGCGCGCGAAGCTCTCTGCGCTCTTTGAGCAGCCAGGGAGCCAGACGCGCGTGAAGTCCGCGCAGGAACAGGCTGAAGAACTGGAGAGGATGGTGGGCGAATGAAGTGCCACAATTCACCCGATGGCGTTCACCGTTTCGGTCGCGAGACCGACCGGTGTTTTCAGTGTCACGCGCCGCTCCCCTCGCTCCGCGAAAGCCAGCGCCAAGCCGCGCGTGAGCCCATCAGAGCCAAGGAGGGCGCGGGAGCCTACGGCAGGACCGCGGAGGTGGCCGCGGTGGACGTGGCGCGCCGGCGCGCGGGAGACGACTCATGATTCGCGGACTCGCGCGCATCGAGGAAGAGGTCCGCGTCATGCGGGAGAAGTGGCTCTACGGCATCGTCTGGCGCCTGCGCGCGACGACGGGGGAGTTCCGGCGATGACGGCGATCAATCAATCCTACCAAGTTGAAATCAGGGCATCGACCGGGCACCGGATCGTCATTCAGGTTCGGGCCTTCGATCCGAGTGAGGCTTGCGACACCGCGGAGAACAAGGCACGCGGGCGATGGGCGGCATTTCAAATCCTTGCCGGATCGATGAAGTCCCGGGTCATCTCTGTCGAAGGAGATGCCGCATGATACGTCCGGACATCGCAGGGAGGATCGCGAAGATCGGCGCGACGCGGCTTCTCGATCGCGTCGCGTCGGAACATGGCGTTACGCCGTCGAGTATCCTCGGACCGCGGCAAACGCGAAGTGTTGTAAGGGCACGAAATCGCTTCTTGTTCCTGCTCTGGTCCACCTTCGGTTACAGCCATACCGAGTTGGGCGACATGTTGGACCGCGACCATTCGACCGTAACGCACGCTCTCAACAAGGAGGAGCGTTTGGCTCGCGAAAGGCTGGGGCTATGAGAGTCATCCTCACGCTGCCGCTGAAGCTGAAGCCCGAGGGGAACCGCCGGGAAGCCTGGTATCAGGTCGCGAAGCGGCGGAAGGCCGAGGAGCAGGCCGTAGCGCTCTCGCTGCGCGCCTACGCCCCGGCGCTCGTGGACCAGGGCTTCCCGCTCGTCTGCACCCTCACACGCGTCTCCGGCGGCACGCTCGATAGCGACAACCTACAGGGGGCCTTCAAGGGGGTCCGGGACGCGGTCGCGCGCGAGCTCGGCATCGACGACGGGGGCCCAGAGGTGGACTGGCAGTACCGCCAAGAGAGGGGGCCTCGACTCCGGCACCAGATTCGAATCGAGATCGGGCCTCCCGAAGAGCCGTGCCGACATAAAGGGCCCGGTGTGAACGCAGGCGTCAAGTCTGAGGGGAGTCCCTGATGGCGCGCGCATGCACCGTTTGCATACATCGCGAGCGCGAGGCCATCGATGCGGCTCTCATCCGCGGCGAGAAGAACCGTCGTGTAGCGGCGCACTATAATCTCGTGGAGTCTTCGGTACGTAGGCACCTACCGCATATCCAAAGGGACCTTCAAGCGGCGCAGGCCGTCGTCGAATCGACGCACCGGCGGCTGCGGACTTTGGACACCGTGGTGGACGAGTGCGAGCGGGACCTGGAGGCCGTTCTCGCGGCTCATCGCGAGACCGTGGCGGACCGGGACTCGGGTGAGCTCGTCATCAAGGCGGTGGCGCAGCGAGCCAAGCTGGCCGCCCTCCAGTTCGGGACGAAGCGGACGACCACGCTCGTGGACCCGCGCCAGGAATGGGAGGCGCTTAGCCCGGCGGAGCGTCGGGAGCGGCTCGTGGAGATGAAGCACCGGCTGCTCGAGCTCGAGCAGGAGACGGTGGGAGGGCAGCACTGATGCTCAAGCTTTGGGATTTCGAGTGCAACGTCTGCCGCCACGTGTGGGAGGCGCTCGTCGAGCCAGGCGACGACGCTCCGATGTGCCCGCATGCTTGTGGGGGCCGGGGCGTGTGCCAGCCCTTCACCCAGGGGACCGCGGCGCGCGCGGAGACGAATCCGGCGAAGACACGGGAGATGTTTCAGAAGGCCGCGGAGATGAAGAACAAGGTCCAGGGTCGGACGCCGTGGCGGAAGACCTCCTACAGCCAGACGGGGAACGAATGACCAAAGTCCGATGCGCATTCTGCGAACTCGCTGACGTGACGGATCCCAACGTCGCCTTCATGCTCGGTGTGTCTCACGGCGCAACCGATACGGGCTTCGCGTGGGGTCGGCATACTTGCGAGCGTCATGTGAAGACCTTCTTCCAGTCGGTGGAGAACGCAGACGCTCATCTCGAGGCTCTCCAGCAAAAGACGTCCTACAGCCAGACGGGGAACGAATGAGGCCTCAAGTTCGCGTCATCGTCGGTTGCAAGGATTGCGGGAGGGCCTTCGTTGGCGCCGTGCGTGCCGCAGAATGGCCGGACGATCGTGAGTTCGAAGACCAGGCTCGCTTGGCGTTTGCAGCAGCCATGAGCGGAGCCAAGAAGATTTGCGAGTGTAAAAAGGAGCGGAAGCGAGTGCTTCCTCTGCCGTAATGCCCCTCACCCCGGAAGAGCGCGCCCGCGCCGATGCGAGCCTGATGCGGCTCTCGGTCCCCTACCCTGGGGACGCGCGGAGCTTCGTCGATGCGGCGACGCGCGAGGTGCCGTGGCAGCGCACTTTCGTGCTCGACCAGAGCCCGCGCAAGGCGCTCTTCGGCGAGCGGCGCGGAGCCAAGACGACCACCTTCGGCATCGCTTGCGTCGCGCGTCGCCTCTCGCTGCCAAACAGCAAAGGGGTTTACGTTGGGCTCACGCAGGAGAGCGCAACGCGTGTGTTTTGCGACGAGGTGCTGGACCGGCTCCGTCGCCGCTACCAGCTGCCTTTCGAGATCGTGGGCGACAACGAGGCGCGCTTCGAGAACGGGTCGATCATCTACGTGATCGGCCTCGATGCGACGAAGAAGCAGAAAGAACGCGTGCGCGGCATCAAGGCGAGCGACGTCACGATCGACGAGATGCAGAGCTTCACGCAGGACATCGGGAAGATCATTCTCGAGATCCTCGGGCCGGCCGCGGCGGACACGATGGCGCCCATTCTCATTGGCGGCACGGCGGGCGACGCCTTCGAAAGCAACTTCTGGTATCAGCTCACACGCGACAACACGCCGTCGACGCCCGCGGGAACGCCGAGCAAGGCCCATCCTGAGTGGAAGGTGTGGCGCTGCAAGTGGAGCGAGAACACCGCGACGGACGAGATCACCGGCCGGCGCATCTGCGACAACGTGCGCGACTACCACGCCGAGCAGATTCGGAAGCACCCAGGGATTGAGCGGACCGACTCATGGCTCCGGGAGTGGGAGGCGAAGTGGGTCATCCTCATTACGTCGCTCATCTACCGGTTCGGGAAGTGCAACCTCGTCGGCCACCTGGAATGCATGGAGATCGACACCGGGGCGGCGATTCCGAAGCCCGGTGAAGCCTTCCTCGCGAGCGCCGTGTTCATACTCGGGCTCGACCTCGGCTACAACGACCCGACTGCGTTCGTGGTCTGCGCGTACAACACCGCTTTCAGCAACAAGCTCTACGTCATCGAATCATTCCAGCAATCCGGGATGCTCGTCGCGCACGTGCACTCGAAGATCGTCGAGTACGAAGGGCGCTACGAGTTCACGTACAAGGTCGGGGACTCGAGCTCGCTGCAGATCTTCGAAGACCTGCGCCAGACGTACGGCCACAACTTCGAGAAGGCCGACAAGCTCGGGAAGCGCTCGCACCAGCTCATGGTGAACAGCGACCTCCAGACGCGCGTGGTAGTCGTGCTGCCAGGAAACGATGAGCTCGTGGGCCAGCTCGAGACGTGTCGATGGGAGGCCGAGGCGCTGAAGAAGAACCAATACGTGGAGGACCCGAAGGACCCGAACCACCTCTCGGACGCCTTCCTCTACGCGCACCACTTCTCGCGGTCGCTCTGGTACGAGGCGCCCAAGCCGCGGCGCAACATGACGAACGAAGACCACGTGGCGAAGCTCACGAAGAGCCTCATCGAAAAGCAGCACCAAGAGTTCAGCGGCGAGGACGGAGGGTATTCGGGTGATATTTACAGTGAGGGATAGAGAGAGGCTCCGCGCGCGTCTCGTTCCCGAGCCGAACACCGGATGCTGGCTCTGGTCTGGAGCAGCCAACCGGAGCGGATATGGGACGATGTTTTTTCGAGGCAGGCCCGAATTGGTTCATCGCCTCGCATGGGCATTTGAGAAGGGCGCGCCTGGTGAATTGTGCGTCTGTCACAAGTGCGACACGCCTGCGTGCGCAAACGTAGAGCATCTGTTTCTGGGAACCAGAGTCGATAATAATTCCGATATGACGCGGAAGGGACGACGTGCGCCAATGCCTGGCGCAAAGCTATCGGCAGGCGATGTATCTCGAGTCCGAGCGATGCTGGCAGAGGGTGTGATGGGAAGTTACGTGGCGAAGCTATTCGGCGTAACGCCGGGCACCATATCTATGATCAAGAGAGGGCATCGCCATGGCGAAGAGTGAAGCGAAGAAGCTCGACGTGCCGCGCTGGAGTGTGCGCCTCGCCGTGCCGGACGACATGGCGTTCGTGCTCGACTCGTGGCTCAGGACGTCGCATCGGACCTATCCGAACATGCACGCGACGGAGTTCTTTCAGAACGAGCGCGCGCGCGTCCAGCGCCTCGTTGAGAGCAGCCTGCTCGCGGTTGCGCATCTCGAAGGGGACCTGAACGAGCTCCTCGGCCACCTCGTCTATGGGCAATGGCGGAAGACGCTGCTCGTCCACTACGCCTTCGTGAAGCCGGATGCGCGCCGGCACGGGGTATTCACCTCGCTCGTGGCGTTCGCCAACTTCGCGAAGGCGCCCGTCGTCCTGACCGCGCCCGCGCAGGACGAGAAGGTCATGTCCGGGCTGATGGCGCACTACCTCTACGATCAGCGCGTGCTACCGCTGATGCAGCGAGGCGACCGATGAAGTTCGTGACGAATCACTGGGGTTGGAGCCTGCGCGGCATTCTTCGTTGGATCTGTTATGGCTGGGCGCGTCCGATTGATGTTTGGGGTGTAGAGGTTTCAGGGTCCTCCCCGCGCCGGTTCACGCGCCGCGTGAAGGTGGGCCCTCTCTGCTTCGCATTCGGCGAGTATAAGGATGGGTGCTCCGGCTGCGAATGGGGCGCACTGCAGGCCAAGTATGGGGGCGAGTGCCCATGGTGCATGCGATGAGCGACACGATGACCGAGGCCGTGAGCGAGCTTTGCGACGTCGCGCGTCTGATGCGTCGATACCGCCTCGATTCCGTCGAGATGCCGTCGGGCCTGAAGGTGCTGAAGACTACGCACATGCCTCTCGCGGAGAGTCCGCCCTCGCCCGAGGCCGTCGAGGATGCCGTCGCGCGCCGTCTCGAGGCGCTGGGCGTCGTAAACGCCACCTCGGAGAGCGGACGCGTCCCGCTTGAGGAGGACGAAGTGATGTTCGCGGCGAGTCGCGCGCCAGCGATGCCGCTGGAGGACTTCCGCCCGCAGCCTGAGCAACCAGTCGAGGGAGAGGAGTCGATCGATGCAGACGAGTAGCAACATCACGGCGCGCCGGCCGAACGCCTCCGACAAGGGCCGCGAACCGCGCGTGCGAAAACTAACGGGGCTCGGGAGGCTCACCAAGGCCGAGAAGAACTGGTGGAATGAGCCGGCGGACAAGGTCGGCGCCGCGGTGAAGAACCTCGTCGCGCGCATCGACCAGACGAACGCGGGTTACCGCCAGCGGATGATGCGCTACGCGCGGATGTACGGCTCGTACGAGAACCTCGGGCTCACCAACTCGTTCAACTACAACTACTCCAACACGCAGACGAACAACCTACCGACGTACAACATCGTCCAGAGCGGCGTGGACACGCTCTCGTCGAAGATCGTGCGCGATAACCCCGCGCCGTACTTCATCACCAGCGGCGCGGACTACTTCGAAAAGCTCCGCGCGGAGAAGCAAACGGAGTTCACGCAGGGCTCGTTCTACGCGATGGGGCTCTACGACCTCGCGAACAACAAGACGTTTCGCGATGCCGCGGTGTACGGGCTCGGCGCCATCCAATTCGAATACGAGAATTGGACGGACGACAAGAAGCTCACCTGCAATTGGGTCTTCATTGACGAGCTGAAGTTGGACCCCTTCGACAGCGCGCGCGGCATCCCCCGAAGCCTGCATCGCACGCGCATGATTCAGAAGGAGTTGCTCCTCGCGCGCTTCAAGGACGAGGAGAAGCAGAAGTGGATTGAGGAGGCCGCGGCGAATGCGGCGAACCAGTTTCAGAACATCGAGACGGTCATCGATTACGTCGTCTACATCGAGAGCTGGCACCTCGCGAACGGGAAGGACCATCCTGGACGCCATGTGATCTCGGTTGGGGACCGCGTGCTCCTCGACGAGGAGTATCCGTGGGACGACTACTCGGGCTGCATGGCCTTCTTTCAATACTATCAGAAGCCCGTCGGGATGATGGGCCGCGGGATTCCGGAGACGATTCAGAGCGGGCAGTACGAGATCAACAAGATCCTGCTCGCCATTCAGCAAGCGCAGGAGCTCCAGGCGCGCCCGGTCATCATCACCGACAACGACGCGAAGATCAGCAGCGACAGCCTGCTCAACAACCGCATCGCGCGGCTCATCAAGATCAAGAGCGGGTCCCGACCGCCGCAATTCCTCACGCCGGTGGGGATGAACGCGGAGGTGTACCAGCACCTCGCAAATTGGATGAACTGGTGCCGAGAGGAGATCGGCATCACGCAGATGTCTCAAAGCGGCGCGACGCGCCAGGGCATCGACAGCGCCGTGGCAATGCGTGAGCAGGTGGACATCGAGTCCACGCGCTACGTCCAGGTCGCGAAGAATTGGGAGAAGTTCTTCGTCGATTGCGCGCACATCGTGATGAAGCTCGGGAAGCGCGCCTACGACGAGGACAAGACGTTCTCCGTTCGCTACTATGACAAGAAGTACAAGGTTCTACGAGAGATTCCGTGGACGAAGATCGCGCCCACCGAAGACGGCTACGTCATTCAGTGCGACACGGTCTCGGCATTCCCGAAGAGCGCGGCGGGTCGCATTCAGACCGTTACGGACTTCATCTCCAACAACTTCATCTCGCGCGAGCGCGGGCTCGAGCTCCTCGGCGTAGACCCCGACATTCAGAGTGAGGTGGAGCTCGCGACGAGCACGCTCCGTCTGCTCGAGAAGCACCTTTCCGAGGCCGTAGAGGATGGGAAGTACAGCCACCCCACGCCGTTCATGAACCTGAAGGCCGCGCAGCTCGTGGCCGAACAGACCGTCTGCATGCTGGAGGCGCAAGGCTGCCCCGACGATCGTCTCCAGCTCGTTCGGCAGTACGTGACGGAGATCGTCACCATGCTCG